GAAAGAAGCAGCTTGTGCAGAATTCTTCGCAAGCTGGTTAAAGTATCTGTTCACCAGCATACGCAGAAATCTGCGGAAGCTGAGAATAATGCTGTTCGTTTTGTTCCGCAGAATTCTTCGGAACAAATTAGGGAAAGGACATTGTGAAGGATTCTGCACAATGTCGTTAGAGAAAGTCCATTTGCGAAGATCTATCCAAATATGCAGGATATATCAACTGACCCTACGCAGAATTCTGCATAGGGTTTGTGGTTGCTATTGAACTGTCATTGTAGCCGCTGTAACAATATACTGCAATCTATATTTTCGGGAACTTACCCTGAGACAAATCTGTCCCAGGGTGTATGTGAAAGTAGGTTGTCACTCGAAACATTCCGCAGAAATCTGCGGAAAGAAATACCTTCCTGCAAATTTTCAGGAGGGTTGAAGACTATCAAGCGAATATCCTGCTGACAATGAAGAACCCTCCCGCAAATTTGCGGGAAGGTGGGTTCGACGTGGAGATTTGCGCAATAACAGTCTCTGACCTGGGGAAGAATTCTGCCCGTAGTTCATGCATAACGGCAGGTAGGCTTCTTGAAGGCTGCCCGGGTAGCCACGGTAGCCACTATTTCGGATATACAAAGAAGAAATATATATAATAAAATGAATGAGTCAGAAGGGGCTCTTAAAAAGTTCCTATATGTAGTATATAGGTGTGGTTACAGTGGCTACTGTGGCTACCTATATATGAAAAGCCCTGTGGCGCAAGGGTTTTGAGCCTCCTCTGAGGTAGCCACTATAGAAAATCGAGTGGCTACCAGTGGCTACCTTGGATGGAAAAATAGCAAATGAAATCATGCTTTACGAATAATCTATTGCCAAATGGAGAAAAATATGATATAGTGCAAATGGAAATAGATATTTGCTGTTGGATAAGGAGCGCGCAAATGAAAATCTGTTTTGTTGAAGAAAAAAGCATCATCAATCATGATCGGTATATACCTCTGGGGAAGATGACGTGCGAGCAGCTGAATGGCACAGCCTGGAATGGGTACAGCCTGCTGGGCGCGCAGCTGGATTTTTTTTATCCCGACGAGGAAACGACAGCCAGACAGTTTTTAACTGTAATTGAGAATGCACAGAAGTCGGTGGACCAGATGAAGGTATTCCTGAACGGCAACCGATATTATCAGATGAACGATGAAGCTGCGAATACCTTCACTGCCGTTGAAGAATTGCTGAGCGAAACCCGCAGGCAGATGGAAAAGAAGATGCACTCGGGAGAAGAGTATGTTCTGGACCTTGAAATTGAAATAGACATTGTGGCATTGCAAAAGGCTTCTGTCTATTTTGATGCGCTGTACCGGACGCATATAAAAGCGGTTCGCGTGTTCACCCGGCTGGCAGACGCTGTCATGATCCAGAGTGAGGAATATCCCCAGCGCCGCGCGGTGGAACGCATGCAGGCGTTTGGCTTCGAGCGTTTTCAGGACGCAGTAAGAGAATTGGTGCAGGATACCGAAACGGCTGCGTCTTCCGTCTATGCGCCGGATTTTGACATGCTCACGCTTTCGGACGGCAGCGTAAAGATCGCGCCGGTGGTGAACATCAACAATATCGCTCAGCTGATGTACCACGAGTTCATGAACATGATCATGCAGGGGCACAGCCTCCGGCGTTGCAAGAACTGCGGTAAATATTTCGTCCAGTACGGAGATCGCATCGTGGATTACTGTGAGGAGATTCCCGAAGGAGAGACCAAGCCCTGCAGCGTTATCGGTTCTTCCCGACAGTTTACCGCAAGTCTGAAGGATGATCTCATCAAGCAGACCTATACCCGCGTTTACAAGAAGTACGTTGCCAGACGCAGAGCGCAGGCAATCACGGACGCTCAGTTTGCAGAATGGTCGGCAGCGGCAAAGAAGCTGCGTGCACAGGCCTACGAGACAGGTATGCACGAGGAAGCATTCCGTCTGCAGCTGGACGAACTGATGGAAAATATAAAGGAGAAATAGAGGATTGCAAAGTCGTAAAATAAATTACGATAGCCTATTGACAAGATGAGACTGAATGTGCTATAATAATCATCGTGGAAATCTGTCTTGAACAGATGGAAAGCGTGCTCCCAGTCGCAGGGATTGGGAGTTTTCTTTTTACTCAAATAATAGGCAACGGTAAATGAAGAAATGAGTTAGATAATGGAGAGGAACTATGAAAATGGATACGAAGCAGATGAAAGTTTTACTGGAACGGTATGGACGGCTGAAGATCAGAATCGAGAACAGTCAGAACAAAATCCGCAGGATCAGAGAGGGCAGCTTTGAAGAGTATATCGAAGAAAAGACGTATCGCAGCCCCCTGGGCGAGCGGCGCTTGCAGGGCGTGAAGCCATCCAATCCAACGGAAACGCTGGGGATCTACGGGCGTGAGCAGTTTGAGCGGGAGCGCGACGCACAGCTGTGTGCGGAACAGTGCAGGCTTCGGGAAATGCAGGCACTGCTGTGGCAGATGAACAGCCTGATTGGGCAGCTTGATGCTCAGGAGAGGGTATTTATCCAAAGACGCTATGCAGACGGCGAGCGGGTTGAGGATTTTTACAAAGAAATGGGCATCTCCCGAGCGACAGCATTCAGAAGAATAGAGAGCGCCATAGCGCAGCTGGCGGAGCTGTACAATGAAAGGTATGAAATGGCTGCGTGACGAAGGAACAGGAGAACGGAATGAACACACAGGAATTTTTCTCAGAACTGTATAAGGGTGTTCCGCCTGAAAAGGTGACCTATTGCTATACGCTGCCCTGCAGGAAATGCGAGCCCTTTGCTGTTGGTGAGATGGAACAGCTGGCGCACAGGGCGATGGAGCTGTCTGCTGCGGAGAATGTGTACTTTGGGCTGCACCTTATGGATCATGCGCCAAGGCCGGGAGGAAGGGCGAGTGCGGAGGAGATCACCGGTGTGGCCTTTCTGCACGGAGAGTACGACGTCAGGGGACAGGGACATCAGGAAACGCGGCTTCCCGAAACGCGGGAGGAAGTTCTGGAATTTCTGTACGCGCTGGAGCAGCCGCCGAGCATTATCGTCTCCAGCGGCAACGGCGTGCACACCTACTGGCTGCTGGAAGACTACGTGCCGGTGACGGATGACAATCGCGATAAGATCAGGCGCATCATGCGGGGGCATGAAAAATATGCCCACCGGCTGGCTGCGGAACACGATTGGAAGTTTGATACGGTTTCTGATCTGGCGAGGATTCTTCGCGTTCCCGGAACCCTGAACCACAAGAGCTCTCCGCCCGGAAGAGTGGAAGTTATTGAGGCGAATCTCAGAAGGTATCCGCTGTCTGTATTTGAGCAATATGCCGCAGAAAGTGAGATATTCGAGCCATCCCGGATTCCGTTTGAGCCGGATCCGGACCGCATCGGTCCTGCAGAGAGAATCATCAGCCGATGTCCCTTTATGCAGCACTGTCAGGAGGACGCGAGGAGCCTGCCGGAACCTGAGTGGTATGCCATGATCAGCAATATCGCCCTTGCGTCGGACGGCATTGAGGCGGTTCACATTCTGAGCGAGCCCTATCTGGGATATGCTCCGGAGGAAACTGAACGGAAGATACGGCATGCACTGGAACAGAAAAAGCCGCACACCTGCCGATATATCCGGGAACATTTCGGATATGATTGTCCGGCAGAGGGCTGCGGCGTAAAGGCTCCGGTGGTATTTGCACTGTATACGCTGGAGGAAAGGGTCTCTCAGTTGCTGGAGAAGCCCATGACAGCAGAGGAAGTGTTCGAGGAAGAGACGCTGTCTCTCATGTCTTTTGCCAGAGAGCAGATGCCCGGGGCGTACGGTAAATTCAAGCTGCGCCTTCGTCGCATGGGGATATCGCTGCGGGACTTTGAGCGGGCTGTTGCTCATCAGGCAGAGCGGAAAAAGGCGCAGGAGACGGAGTTTGACGTGATCAAGGGTGGACCGATCACTTTGCCGGGTGTTGATCTGCACGGCGCAGAGGAGCCGGATGGTTTCTCAGTTTCTCTGCAGGACGGCATCCAGAAAACGGCGCTGGCGTATGGTGAATCGGTTATGCTGCCGGTTGCGTCGGAGCCGGTAGTAATCACGCGCAAGATGGAGAACGTAGATGACGGACAGGAAAAGCTGGAGATCACCTTCCGAAGAAACGGTAGGTTCAAGGCCGTTCGCATTCCGCGATCGGCGGCGCTCAACAAGACGCAGCTGATCCGCTACGCCGACAGCGGGCTGCCGGTCAATTCCGGGAATGCGGAGGACATGGTCAGCTACCTTGCTGCTTACGAGGCGAAGAACAATGGCTGTATTCCCTGCGTCCGGTCCATTGACCGTATCGGGTGGGTGGGAAAGGAATTCTATCCATATCGCGTGGACGGCGAGATGCAGCTTGAAGAGGACATTGCCAGCGTAACGCAGATTATCAGTGGCCTGACGCAGGAAGGAAGCTATGAAGCATGGCTGAAGGCAGCCGAAACCGTGCGCAGCAGCAGTATCTCCCGGGCGATTCTCGCAGGCTCCTTTGCCTCGCCACTGCTGCACTGGCTGAAGCATCGCGTGTTCCTGACGCATGTGTGGCACGATTCCCGAGGCGGAAAGACCGCGACGCTGAAGCTGGCGCTGTCGGTATGGGGAGATCCTGTGAAGCTGCTGACCAGCTATCATGCAACGGCGGTGGGGCTTGAGCGCAGCTGTGCGGCCATGAAGCACCTGCCGCTGGGACTGGATGAGCTGCAGGCGCTGGCTGAAAAGAAGATGGCGGTGGAGTCTGTCGTGTACAGCCTGGGAAACGGGTTCGGAAAGCTGCGCGGGTCCAGAAGTGGCGGACTGCAGAAGACTCTGCACTGGCGAAATATTATCCTTTCCACTGGTGAAATGCCGCTGATTCGGGAAAATAGCATGGACGGCGTGGGTTCCCGCGTGCTGGAACTGTACGGAAGGCCGATTGCTGACGAAGGTACTGCGCGTGAGCTGCACCAGATCAGTGAACGGCACTATGGGCATGCGGGAAAGCGGTTCATCGAATATCTTGTAGAGGAAGTCCTTTCGGAAGAGGATAAGCTGGAAGAACTGTATCGGGAGATGCAAAAACGTCTGCGCGAAGCTTATGGCGGGCAGCATGTCGGAGAGCCTGGAGTACACTTTGACAATATATCGGTACTGTGTCTGGGTGACTGCCTTTCCAGCATGTCGGTATTCGGTCTCAACGAAGCAGAGGCGTGGGCGCAGGCGGTAAATCTGGGTATTGAGCTGCTGGAGAACAACGCGCAGCTTCAGCCGGAGGATTCCATCCAGAGGGCGTGGGATTTTACGGTGGACTGGATCGGCGCGAACACAGATCACTTTCGGCCAGCCTTGTATCGCGGCGTGACGCGCTATGGAGCCATTGCTTCCGGATATGTGAACATCATTCAGAGCGTGTTCAGAAGGGCACTGGAGGAGGCGGGTTTCAGCTATGCGAAATCCGTCAGGGGCTTCGTCAGTCGGGGCTGGTTTGACAGCTTTACAGATGCCGACGGAAAAAGGCGCAGCCAGTATCAGTGCAAGATCGACGGGGTGAACATGCGCGTCTTCCGATGCAGGCTGGACGTGAAGTCGGACGATGACAGTGACGATGACTTTTTGAACTGAACAGAGGATGACAAGGGGCGTATGATTGCATGAGCAGTCAGCGCCCTTTCTCATATACAAAACAACGGAGGATTTACAGAAATGACCAATGGACTGAGCCGCTGTCAGCGGCAGATGATGGAGCAGTTGGGGGACGAATACTGTGAGAACCGGATCGACGGCGCAGGCTGCGTGTACAGAGACTTCGGTGATTATGATGTGGAGATCTGCGGCGGCAGGACGCTGCGCGCGCCCTTTCACATCTTTGTATGGCAGAAAAAGCCGCACATGGAGATCGTTCAGAGATATCTGGACGTTCCTCATGACGGCAGACAGGTTGCTGCGCTGCTCCGGGAAATTGAACTTCAGTACGACAATGATAATGGAGGATTTTGACATGAACAAAACTTATGAGAACAGATCGAAGAACACCGCCACCGTTCAGAATGCGCAGATGCGTTTGAATCAGCTGAAGGAAGGGCGTCTTCCGGCCCAGGACACACCGGTGCTGGCCAGTCCCCTGTATGCCCGTGCCTATGACGGGTATCTTCATCATGGCACGATCTGCAACACCCTGCGCGAAGGCACTGACAGCGAAGGCGGCTATCTCGTGCCGGATGAATTTGAACACAAGATCGTCAAGGCGATGAAGGAAAAGAATGTCCTGCGAAGTCTTGCAACGGTGATCCCGACGAAGCGCCTGCTGAAGATTCCGGTGGCCGTGGGTGATGGCCAGGCGTACTGGGTGCCTGAGGAGGGACTGATTCCGTCTTCGGACTGTAGATTTGACCAGTTGCAGCTGGATGCACACAAGCTGGGCTGTATGATTCGCGTGTCGGACGAACTGCTGGAGGACAGCGCCTTCGATATAGCGGGATATATTGCTGGTTCCTTTGCAGAGCGACTGTCGGCGGCAGAGGAAGAGGCGTTCCTCGACGGAGACGGCAACGGCAAGCCGCTGGGTCTGATGCGTCAGCTGGAGCGCACGGTGGAGACGCAGAATACGGGTTCGATCACTGTGGATGATATCGTCGACCTGCAGTACGCGATCCCTGAGCCCTACCGAAAGAACGCCGTGTTCCTGATGAGCGATGCAACCGTTAGGGAGCTGCGGAAGATCCGCACGGCCTTCGACCGGAATATCTGGGAGGACGAACTGACGAAGGAGACACCCACAAAGCTGCTGGGCGTGCCTGTAATCACCTGCGATGTGCTTCCTGTGCCTGAAAGCGGAAGCATGCCGGTTCTGTTCGGTGATTTCAGCAGATTTGTCATCGGCGACCGGGAGCACCGCAGTATTAAGCGCCTGAACGAGCTCTATGCACGAAATGGGCAGGTGGGATTTCAGGTCTGTGAGCGCGTGGATGCCATCCTCATGGACAAGCGGTCTATGGCGGGACTGAAGGTCAGATAAGCAATAAGCCAGCCAGCTGTCGTGCTTCCAAAGAATATGGCGGTGCGGCGGCTGGCATCTTTATAGGAGAAGACACAGATGAACAGATGGAAATCATTGTACGATGCCTGTCCTGCGGTGCAGGCTCCGAGAAATGAAAACATGATGCACGTGACAGTGATGGCTCGTTTGAGAAACGGTGGCGACAACCTGCGCGGTATGGAACAGATGCTTCGCAGTACGGGAGAATACATCCTGCTGCGCGGCAAGGGCGATGGAAGCTATGAGGGACTCTTGAATACGGTCGATGTGATGCCGGTCGGAACGATTGGCGAAGATGAGCTTCTGAACCTTGTAAGCGGCGTTCCGGAAGAACGCAGGAAAAATGCGGCATTTTTGATGAACTTCGAAACGCTGAGCCGGTTGTACAATACGCTGAAGAACAGTGCGATCTGCAGACTAAGTACGGACTGGAATGGTCAGTTTCACATTATGAACACGCCTGTCATGCTGTGCAGTGCTATGCCTTGCATGGACAGGGGAAAAGTACCGGTGCTGTACGGGGATTTTTCGGGCGTGCGCATTGAGGACGGCGGTCATGATGGAGTGCAGACAGAACAAAGCGGGGCGAAAAACGGCGCTGCCGTGTGTACCCTGAGAGGATATTTCCGCTGCAGCCTGGTCAACCGGGAAGCGGTCAGGGGGCTGAAAATCGTTTGAAAAAGGTACAGTGGGACAGATGACGAACGGGGAAAAGATGCAAATTGCACAGCTGCGCGGGCAGGGGATGGGCTATACGCAGATCGCAAGGGCGCTGGGAATGTCGGTAAATACGGTCAAGTCCTATTGCCAGAGAAACAAAGTACAGCGCACGAATGGTATTGATGGCGCGAAAGAGAACTGTGACGTGTGCAGGCAGTGCGGAACTGCGCTGGTTCATACGCCCGGCAGAAAGAAGAAGCTCTTCTGCTCAGACGACTGCAGGCTTCAGTGGTGGCATGCGCACCGGGACAAGAGCAGAAATGCGAGTGAATGTCGATGTAAGTTTTGCGGGAAAGCATTCAGGACAGACCGCGTGCAGAAATATTGCGGTCATGGCTGCTATATCGCAATGCGATTTGGAGGAAATCATCATGGCGGCAACACTTACTCAAGAGCAGTTTGAACGGGAAACCGGATATCGCATTGCACAGTCCATTATGAGGAATCTGCGTGCACAGGGTTTGCTGACGGATAGGGAATACGGGCAGATTGAACCGATTCTGGCCGAAAAATTCTCTCCCGTATGGGCGGGATTAGCCGGTAAAACAGGGGAAAAGAGAGACTCCTGACACTTGCTATTCAGTCCTTTTCGAGGTAATATACGACACTGACAAGGGGATTGATACAATATAGCCTCGGAAAGGACAGAGTAAAGTATGGGAAGAACAACAGTAAGCCGCATTGCACCCATGGCGCAGGTGAAGAGGCGCAAGCGCGCAGCGGCCTATGCCCGCGTATCCATGGGGAAAGATGCGATGCTACACTCGCTGGCGGCGCAGGTGAGCTATTACAGTGAACTGATCCAGCGCAATCCCGAATGGGAGTATGCTGGTGTGTACGCGGATTCTGGGCTGACCGGTACCCGGGAAAATAGGCTGGAGTTTCAGCGTATGCTGGCAGACTGTCGGGCGGGAAAGATCGATGTTATTCTGGTAAAGTCCATCTCGCGCCTTGCGCGGAACACGGTAACGCTGCTGGAGACGGTCCGCGAGCTGAAGTCGCTGGGCATTGGCGTCATATTTGAAGAACAGAACATGAACACGCTGAGCGGGGATGGAGAGTTGATGCTCTCTATCCTCGCTTCTATTTTTCAGGAGGAGAGCCGCAGTGTCTCCGAAAACTGCAAGTGGCGCATCCGAAAGAAATTTGAACAGGGGATCCCGACCGGACTGCGGATGTACGGATATGACGTTGTGAAAGGCGTCTTCACGGTAGTTCCAGGGGAAGCGGAGGTCGTTCGCCGGATCTTCCACATGTACCTGGAGGGCATGGGCAGAATCCGAATCATGAAAACGCTGAACAGAGCTGGGATTCCTGCGCCCGAGGGCGGAAAGTGGAATCACAGTGTCATCGATATGATTCTGAGAAACGAAAAATATGCAGGCGATCTGCTGCTGCAGAAGTATTACACCAACAACCATGTGGAGAAAAAGACCATGGCGAACAATGGGGAACTTCCCCAGTATTTTGTGGCTGCAGATCATCAGCCGATCATTGATCGCGCGACTTTTGATGCAGCACAGGCTGAGATAGCGCGGCGCGCCCAAATATATGGTGCGAAGGATGGCGAGGAGATTGCCGAAGAAGCGGAGGACACTCTGCCCGAGGAGCACTATTCCACAGGAAAATCGCCTGACTATTTGGAACAGTTTGGCGATCGCCTGTTCTGCGGCATCTGTGGGAAGCGGTATCGCAGGAAGATTACCCACAAGGGGACGGAACATGAAGCCGCAGTATGGATCTGCCGTACTTTCCACATGTATGGAAAGGCGTATTGTGCGTCGCAGCAGATTCCTGAAAAAACGCTGCTGGAATTGACCAGAGTTGTACTGAACAATGATCATTCTGCTGACGATATTGATCGTATTGAGATGCATCCGGGAAAACGGGTGCTGTTTGTTTTTCGGGACGGGCATACAGATGAACGTTTCTGGCAGGCGGCTTCCCGGAAGGATAGCTGGGATGCTGATAAAAGGAAAAAGGCTGCTGAGAAAACAGCAGCCAGACATCGCGAGAGGAGGAACGTACAGTGAGCGAGGCAAGAGCATACATCCCCACAGTCACCAGAGTGAAGTCGGTTACGGTGATCCCGCCCAAATTTCAGGCTATGCCGGGTATGCCTTCATCCGCAGGTCGTCCCCGGCGTGTCGCCGCATACGCCCGCGTATCCACCAACAGCGAGGAACAGCTGACCAGCTACGAGGCGCAGGTGAAGCATTATACCGAGCACATCAAATCCAGAGAACAAACCGATAACTGGCAGTTTGTGGAGGTGTATACGGACAAAGGGATAACCGGCGTGAGCACCAGAAAACGCGAGGGATTCAACCGCATGATTGCGGATGCGCTGGCGGGGAAGATTGATCTGATCATCACCAAGTCAGTTTCACGCTTTGCCCGAAACACGGTGGATACGCTGACGGCCATCCGCGAATTGAAAGAGCACGGCGTAGAGGTTTACTTCGAGGAGCAGAACATTTATACGCTAGACGGCAAGGGCGAAGTGCTGCTGACGATCATGTCCAGCATTGCTCAGGAGGAAAGCCGGAACATCTCCGAAAATGTGACCTGGGGCATGCGCAAGCGTTTTGCAGAGGGCAAGGTGAGTATGCCCTATAAGCAGTTCATGGGATACCGGAAAGGGAAGGACAGTGTGCCGGAGGTTGTGGAAGCAGAGGCGCACATCATCCGTACGATTGCGAGGCGGTATCTGGAGGGCGCGACCGCCACGACTATTGCCCGCGAACTGAACGATGCCGGAATTCCCTGCCCTTCAAGAAAGAGCCTGCTGGGCGATGACGAAATTGAGGCTGAAAAGGCCTGGAAAAAGACCGCACGCTGGAGTTCATCCACGATTGAAAGCATTCTGACCAATGAAAAGTACAAGGGCGACGCCATTCTGCAAAAGACTTACTGCACGGATTATATCAGGAAGACCATGGTAGTGAACGATGGCAGCGAGATCCCCAAGTATTATGCTCAGAACAGTCATCCAGCCATCCTCAGCGCCGAGGTGTTTGATCTGATCCAGATGGAGATGGATTGGCGCAGGAGCCTCGCTGGCAGATACAGCGGAAAAAGCTGTTTCTCTTCCCGCGTTGTCTGCGGCGATTGCGGCGCATTCTACGGCAGCAAGGTCTGGCACAGCACCGACGAGTACCGGAACATTGTCTGGCGCTGCAACAATAAGTACAGGAGCGACAGGAAGTGCTCAACACCTCATATTACGCAAGATGCACTGCAGAGGGCGTTCGTCAGCGTTATGCAGAAGGTGATTGCTGAGAAGGATTCCATCTTCGCTGTCTGCCGCGAAGTGCTGGATGAAGTGCTTGATACGAGCGAGCTTGATAAGGCCGCAACAAGGCTGCAGGATCAGGCGCTGGGCATGACAGAGCGTGTCAGGAAGCTGGTGGAAGAGAATGCCAGGGTGCGAAGAGATCAGGAAGAGTACCAGCGGGAGTATAATGCACTGGCTGCAGAGCATGAAAAACTCACGGAGAAAATCCGAAGGCTTGAAGAGCAGAAGAGGAATAAGACTGACCGCAGACGGAGGATTGAGATATTCCTGCGCATGCTGGAGGAGCAAAAGGAATGCCTGGAGTTTGATCCTTATACATTTGTTTCATTGACCGATAGGGTGATCATCCAGCCGGACGGCAATATGCAGTTCCTGTTCAGGAACGGGATGAGATATGAACACAGTATGATATAAAAAGAAGACCTGATGACCGAAAGATCGGCGTCAGGTCTTTTGACATTACTCAACAAAACCCATCCCGGCCTTTCTGCTATGTTGGCGATCATCGCCGGTACAGCAACGGGGGATGCGTCGTAAAATTCGTGATTTCCTGAAAAGATGAGGTTCTCATTGATTTCCACATCTTTCCATACCATCACA